CTGCCTCATCTGTTCCTTCTTTTTCTGCCAAATCTTTATTTGCATAAGACAAAACCTGTCCATTAGTAAACTGAATTATAATCTGTGCTCTAAACATTTATTACCTCTCTTTATCCTAATATAACTTCTGCCAATCTTTTATTTGTTTTACATTCTTCGAGGATTTTTCTCATTGCTTCTTTTTCTTTTGTATCCTCGTATGTATCATAACAATCTTCTTTAAGAGTTCTTGCTCTTGCCTCTATTCTAGCAAGATTAGCATAATCTCTAAGTTGTCCTTTCTTTTTAAGAGCTCTAATAAGCAAAGCAACAAGAGCAATACCACCTGTTGTTTTAAGAGCTAAAGCTGGATTTGCTGCCAACCAAGACATTCCTTTATGCATAATTTCACTAAAAGATTTTCCTTGAAGACTACCAAAGAATGTTTTTACTTTTGTTGGAAGAGTAGTAATAAATCTTCCTATTTTTGTCAAAAGACCAACTTTTGCTGTATCCACCACATTCTGAGAAGCAGTTCTTTTTGCAATTTGTTCCATTGTAGAATTAAAAGCTTCCGCAGCTGCTTTATCTGACTTGGCATATATTTCATTTTTTACGTCATTAAGAAAAGCCATATCTGCAGCTGGTATTCCGCCTTGTTCAGCAGCAGCATTTGTCATATTTGCTACAGCCTGTAAAGTAAGTCCCTGTGCTTTTTGGCTAGCCAACGCTACTTGTCTAGCATGTTCTGCATTTGCTATTGCTTCTTGCATTCTTGCATCTGGCGCTGAGGATTCCATTAACATTTTTTCTGCTTTCATTAAAGAATCATAGCCTTTAGAAAAATTATCAAGTGTTATTTTTTTATTACATATAGCACTAAATACTTCTTCATATATTGCTTTTGCAGTTTCTTCACCAAGCTCAATACAATCTTTTGAGTATGTTTCAAAAAATATTTCTGGTGTGTAATTATCTAATTTCATATCAAATTCCTTTATATTAACTTCTAAACAAAAAAGGACACCGAAAGGTGTCCTTACAAGAAAAAAAATAAATTTTGTAGCGAATTATTCGCCAAAAGTTGTTTTAATTACTCACTAATTCTTGTTTTAAGCTCCTCAATTTTATTAAGGAATAGCTTCAAAATAAAGTTATAAGATGTCTGAACCAAACCAACTACAGCTGCTGTGTTAGCAACAACATTAAGAGGAGCTTTGTCTCCAAGTACCAAAGACATTCCAACACCTGCTACTGCAGAGAGAACCAATGAAATAACAGCAAGAATCTTGCCGTTAATATTCTCTGGAAGGAAGTTCTTCAAAAGTTCAACAATACCAACTACTACAACTGAAGCAGCCAAAATAACTGTAAAATTAAAAATCATTTAATTTCTCCTTTTTATTAAAATAATTTTAATAAACTTATTAATTTTTGTCAAGTATTAATCCGACAGGTTTGCAAGATTAATACCGATATCCTCTCCCTTTTGCGAGTTTATAAAAACTCCTACATTACCTTGTGCCTGTGATGCTTTTCTTTCTGCTGCAATTAATTTAGCCTTAGCGTTAGCAAGATTTGCTAATGCATTAATACTTTCTATTTTAATTCTTTGTGAATCTGTAAGCATTTGTTTACTTACATCTGAACGATCTTGTCTTGTAGCAACTACGCCATAGAAGGCATCATATATTTCCTCAGAGTGCTTCTGAATATCTTTATAAGAATCAAGAGCAACTCTTGTTATATCATCAATACTTATTTCTTCTTTCGGAGCTGGAACTTCTTCTTCCTTTTTAACAATCTCTTTTTGAGTTTCATCTATCATAGATAATGCTTTATCTATTTCATCACTATCTAATTCAGATACTTTATTTAGCCCCAGTTCTTTATTCAATTCTTGTTCATCAAATTCAGCTTCTGTCAAGTTTTTCTCCTTTCAGGATTCTGTCTGCTTTTCCAAGCATTTTTTCAAACAAATCTTTATGTTCGATGATTTCTTGTTTATTTACGGTTTTACCGACATTCTGCCAGAATGATTTTTCTACTATACCACCGTAAGAATATATTCTGTCATATCTGTTTCCAATCTTTTCAAAAAAATCATAATCCATATAATTAACTCTCTAAACAAGCATAAAGAGTTGATCTGTATGGTTCAATATCAGATATAAACTTTTTAAAATCACTTGATTTTACACCATATTGTCTAAAGAAACTAAGCAAATCATTCTTTCCAATAAAGGCTTGATTTTCTTTTATGTATTCAATTAATATTGAAGCATAGTCTGTATACCTTGAATGTTTGTCTTCTTCTTTAAAATTTTCATCAATTATATCAAATAATTCATTTTCAAAATTTTCTAATCTAAATGGGTCTATATTATAATCTTCTGATTGTAAATCTGGTTGAATTTCTATATCTGCTGTTTCTCTAGAAATTTTTTCTTTTTTGGTTAGGTTTATTAAATGATATTTAGAAACTAAACTAAGGAAGTGGAACCATTTTTTTCCTTTAGTTGTATCAAATGTTGGCAAGGCTCTCCAACACTCTGCCACACCTTCTGACATAAGTATTTCTTTGTCTTCGAAGCGCCAAATGCCGTACTTATTAATTACGGCATCCACTATAAGTTTTATCTGTGCTAAAACTTCATTTTCTAATTTTTTATCTACTTTATTTTCTTTTAATTGTGGTAAATATTGATTAACCACTAAATCATAAAAATAGCCCTCGTCAAAGTAATTGCCTTTCTCTTGACTTTTATGTTCGCTTTTGAGCTTCATTAAGGGGCTATCTGAAGTAAACTCTACATATTCCATAACAAAATATTATTATATTATATTTTTTTTGTCAAGTCTTTTATATTCTAGTAATTGTGTATCATCTTCTTCTAGATAGCCATAGTGATAAAGACAATCTAACCAAAGATGATATTCTTCATTTAAAGAATGATTTAAATATTTTTTTACCCTATTTGTGGAATTATAGGGTTCAAGAAAAAGTTTTGCTTTTTTTATAATTCCTTTTTCTTGATAAAGAAGCATACAACCATTACAACCAGTTTCTTTAATCATAATGGTTCTATCGTTGCTCAATTTTTTTTGCTTAATTATTTTTTCGTTTCCGATGTTTCTGATAATTTTACCCTGCTAAGATTATCTTTCTTCTTAGCAAGCCAAGACTTTCTTAAGTTTGCAGCAAAAGTATCTCCAGCATCTTCGTAAGATCTGATTTCGTTTTCAAGCATTTCGATTTCATCTTCAAGACTTATTGATTTTTCTTCTTCTTCGGATTCAACACAAACAATCTCTTCTGGCATATCTTTGCAGAATTCTCTTAACTGATTAAATCTTTGTTTGCTCTTCATAAAAAGTGCAAGTCTTGGAGTTATTGACTTGAACAATTTATTTTCTTCACAATAATCAAAAATTCTACCAATTAATATTTGTTCGTCTTCTGATAATTTGTTATACCAATCTTTTTCTAAAGGTGTTAAATGATAAACATCTCCATAATGATTTTCCCAAGCCAATAAGTATTTTCCCATTGGTGATTCTTCGCCAAATTCAATGATATACTTCTTTGCTTCTTCCTCGATTTTTGCATCTTTTTCTGCTGCTCTTATATCGGAAAGTTCCTGAAGTTTTGCTTCTAACTGACTCCAGTCGTATGTTATACCTTCTGTATAAATATGTCCTTGTTCATCTGTATACTTCCATACTTTAAAATTGAGATATCCCATTTCTGTGAGCTTTTTTCTATATCTTTGAAGAGTTCTTTTTGATACAGTTGGATCTAACTGACTATCATGTAATTTATAATTTTCTTTATGTCTTAATGTTTTAATTACAAAATTAAGTTCTGAATTACTTAATCCCAATTCTGTTTGATAATCTATTAAAAGATTAGATACCATTACAAAACCATCTCTCTGAAGATAGTTATTTACTGAACAACTTTTCATTTCTTTCTTTCCTTTCTTGTGTGAGTATAATAACTCCAAGTTATTCGGGAGTCAAGTCCAGCCTCTGCCACATCTTACTTGGTAACTAGTTTTATGCATAGGAGACTCTGGTGTCGCAAAACAATCCTAAAATGTCTCCACGGCAATTTTAGTTTTCAGTTTCAGTGTCAAACTCGTCGTTTCTCATATCTGTTATTCTTTTATCAAGAGTTTCTTTTTTATATTGAGAATTAATGATTTTATTATCAATCATCATAGAAGTTGTCATTAAATCTGAATTCTTTCTTTTTATAATTCTAACACCTACAGAATCTTCTTTCTTTTTTCCGTAAAGTATTTCTACGAATATTAAACTCTTCTTGTCAATTTTCTGGGCAAGCTGTGGCTGTAAAGCTGGAGTAAGACAAGTGTTAATTATATCAGAAGTAAATTCATCAAGAATATTTGTTCCATCTCTTTTTGCTTCAGAAAGTTTAGTAATTAAATCTTCAACAGTTTGAATTTCATCGACTTCTTCTTTTTGAAGAACTAATTCACCTTCCATTTTTCTAACAATTGAATCTTCGTCATTAACGATTGTTTCGTTCTTGTCATCATCTTCTGTAACAACAGATGGAAGTGGAACAGGTACTGGCTCCGCAGCAGTAGGTGCTGCAGCATCTGGAGTAGGTGGCACTGGTGGCACTGGTGGCACACCAGTATCTACTGGTGGAACTGGAGCAGCCCCAGTATCAATTGGTGCTGCTGGCTGTTCGGCTGGATTACCAACCTGTGCATTGTTATCAACTGGTTGGTTGGTATCGTTATTGTCATTATTCTCTTCTGAAAGTTTGATAAGATTAATATCAAATTTATAGAAAATTTTTAATAGTTTTTTGTCAATTTTTGAACTTTCAAACAAAAGTTCTTTTTTAAATAAATCTAAACCTGTCATTCTTTTCTCCCATTAACTTATAGAAACTGCGTATCCGTTAACTTTTAATACGCCATTTTCTACATACAAGGCATCAGAAAATTTTACTTTATAAGCCCCAGAAAGGTCTATAAGAGTTCCATTGCTGTCTTGAGTTATTTTAGCAGCGACTGCAGTACCATTTTTATGTATATTAATTGTACCTTGCTGAAGTGTTAATACATTATTAATTAATGTCATTGCATCACAATTAACAGTTGTAGAATTTAAATTGATTTTCTCTGCTGTACAACTAAGAGTTTGTGTATCCAAACTAATAGCTCTTGATTGGCTTTCATCAGAATCTAAAGATATTCTGCTATTATAACCACCAGTCATGTATAATTTAACATCTTTATTAGCCTTAATTTCAAAATCATCGCCTGTTAATTTTAAATAGCCGCTATCAAACTTAGCTTCGAAATATGGCTTAGTTGCAACTGAGTCAATAGTAATTCCAGAAGTACCAGTATTAGTAAGGTTAAAATATCCAGGCTTAATCTGAACAGAAGATGTAGAACTAGTACCAGTGCTTAAATATATTTCAGAAGTATTATACAAATCTGTTTTACTATCTGCTATTTTTAAATAGTTGCTGTAAGAAGTTAGAGAAACACTGGATTCTTTACCATCAGCAGGGAATTTTGCATCTAAACCAATAGTATATTGACTATCGACTCTTTTAAAGCAAAGTCCTGAAGAGTTCATGTTGATTTTGTTATAAAGAGTTTCACTTTGCTTTGTGATTATTGCTTCGAAGCTGTTAGTGGCTATAAGTTGAGAATCGCTAGCAAGTGTAAATTTGTTCAAGTCTCCGTTAGTCAATAAATGTGTCTGTAATGTTATTGAGTTATCACTAACTAATGATATTTTAGCATTATTTGCTTTAACTTCAGCTATGTTTTGTTCTAGTTTTAAACCAGAAGTTTCTGAAGCCGCTAATAAATTTATACTTATATCTTCTTTCCAAGTTCCACTACCATTTTTTAATGATATATTGTCTCTTGGGCTAGATATATTAGTTGAGTTGGCACTATCATCTATTGAGATTTTTCTATTTCCGCCGTTTACAGAAAGTTCTATAAGATTTCTATCAACGGATAGATAACTTTCTTGAGAACCATATAATGTTGTCTTTTTCTTGTTAAAAATGTTTAACAAGTTTGATGAAAGTTTTATTCTGTTTACATCATTAGAACCATTAATTGTTTTTAGTTCAACATCGGAATTTTCAGCAGCTTCTGTAAACTTAAGATATGTACTTGCAGTATTTAGACTAATTAAAGAACTATTAATTTCTTCATATGAAGTACCATGTGTAAACTTAAAACTACTAGAATTTCCAAAAAGTGTTTTTGGAACATTGTCGTTTTCTGCATTCTTTATTGAAACTTTCCAACTGTTAGAAGCGGTGTTTTCATAATTTGTTTCTTTTTCAGTATATTTGTCAGAAACAGTAATGCTTCTATTTTTTGTATTTTCTGTTATAGAACCTTCAGAATAATCATCATTATGAGCATTAAGTAAGTAATTATAAGTTTCAAGTTCTATGTTTCCAGAAGGTGTACTACCAGTATTATTTTTTGCAAATAATTTTATAGTTTCTTTACCGTCTTTTTTTGTTTGAGAAATTTCATTTACAACAGTATTGTTGTTATTTATTTGAGAAATGAAAGTGTCATCTTTTGCGTTTATAACATTATTTCCACTAATAATTGTTGTTTCAGATGTACTAGCATCAATGTTATCATCTGCATTTATTGTTATTTTTTTATCTCTTAGTTCAATATCTGAGCCAGAATTACTGCTTCCATTTTTAGACTCAATTTTAACGCTTTCTGCTGTTTTGTCACTAAGAAGTATTTTTTCTGGACTCATTGTAAATGTTTTTAAACCACTTTCAACTTCCAAATTAAAATCTTCTTCTTCACCAGACATATTTATAGAAGAGTATTTATCACCAGTTTGAGCAACTATTGATACGTTTTCAGAATTAATATCAAAGTCTTCACCTTTGGAAATATTAACTGAACCCTCTACTTCTAAAGCAGTTCCGTCTTTTCCATAGATTACAAGTCTTCCATTTTCAGAATTATTACTTTCATTAGAATCGACTCTGCAAAGTTCGTCAGTCTTGCTTCCAATTTTTACAATATTATCAAACCAAGTTTTGCCGTGGAAATCAAAATCAGTTCTCCAATCTTTAGTAGAAGAAGAGCCCTCGCTAAGTGTTACTGTAGGATCGTTAGCTCCCCAGAAGATGGCTTTAATTGGGTTTGAACTATTAACAGCTTCTTTTTTGTTTGGTAAGTAATAATAGTTTTCTCTAGATTTTGGATTATTTCCAAATACAACATCGCCAGCAATATGGGCAGAACCATTAACAAATAAGTCTGGACTATTGTGAGAATCTTCTAGCTCACTAGCATAATACTTCATTCCATTTTTTTTGGTGTATGTATTTATTAGTCTATTATATACTTTTTTAGTATTAAGTAAAATGCTATTCTCTTCCGATATTTCCAGTCTTCTTCTGATAAACTGAGTTCCATTAACAATTACGTCTGAAGAATCTTTTTCGTTTAAAACGTCAGAATATCCAGAACCAAAAACAACCCTACCACTAACAACTTTAAAAGCTTCATGGTTTCTAGGCAGATTTACATTATTGTTATAATATTTATCATTAGAGTCTACTAAATCTTCTCCAAAGTATTCACTTTCACCAGTAGGAATATTATCTGTAAATTCGTTATATTTATAATTAGCAACTCTATTATTATTAATTATTACTGTTTTGTTAAATGTCGCATCGCTTTCGAAAACGCCATCTACTTTAATATTTCCAGAAAAATAAGATTTACCAATATTTACAAAAGAAAACAAGTTTGCATCTTTATTTTTTGCCAAATATTTTTTTGTTTCTTCATTGTAAGCTCTTTGGATATATGTGTCTCCATCATAATTATGTTTTTGGAAATATTCAAAATCATAATATTTTTTCTTATCATCTGTATCTCTAGTTATTGTATCATAATTTGTGTCATTAACAATTCCTTTGTCGGAGTTGATAATCAATTCTCCATTTGCTAATGTTTGACCAGTAACAACTAAAGAAGAATTGTCTTTAACAGAACTTCTATTATTGTCGTTTATAAACACTTGTCTACTTACGTTTAGATTTTTATTTATATAAGAGCCAGTAGGAGAAATACGAAGAGCTATATAATTTTCTCTGTTTTCTTTGTGATAGTTAGAATTTGATAAATTACCTTCAAGGGCTCTATTTAATATAAAGTCAAAACCATCTTTGTCTTCTTCTTCGTTGTAATAACTTCTTATTGTGTTCTCTGAGTATATATTTAATTTATTATCAAAGTTTAATCTACCGTTAGTTTGATTTATATAAATAGAAGAAACATCGAAAATGTTTGAATTTCCTAATCTTAATACACCATCTCTGCTGTCTTTGTTTATAATGTCTGAAACTCTATCAGCTAAAGTTATTTTTCCAAAATAACCATATTTAATAAATGATGCTAACCATCTATTTTCTGTAGAGTTTCTTCTATCAATTGTACCTTCAGAGTTTATAGCATTAAGGAAATCCAAATCTTTTTTATAAGGAATAATATTTTCCTCAGAGTATGTTCTACTTAACAGTGGATAACCTATAAAATTGTTATCACCATATCCAACTATATCACCATGGAAAGTTGAAGTGAAGTAGCCACCGCTAGTATAACTATTTCTTATTTCGAGAGCTGGTTTTTGTTCTTGGACTGCTTCTGTTTCAACACCTTGTGTGTTAGGCATTGCAAGGAATATATTAAATGTTCTATTATTTGTAAAATTATTAAAACCAGTTCTATAACCTAAATAACCAGCGTTAATATTTTTTTCATAATTTATAGCGTCATTATCTTCTTTTGAAGTTGAGCTACCAGTGACAAATGCGATAGAAGCGCTAACGTTATCTAAATTACTAATCTTTCTTACAATCAATTGGAATCTATTAGCACTTCTAACTCTAGTTATACCAAAAAGGTCAATAATATTATTGTTTGAGTCTTTAATATTTTTGATATTTATTCTAGAGTAATTATAATCTGTTGTTAAAATATTAATATTACCAACTTTTGAAGATATTTCCAAAGGCTGGAAATAAGAATAAGAAGAATGAATAAGAGAATTATTAATCTTTTCGTCAATCTTGTTTTTTATTTCCTCTGGTGTTAAGTTTTCAAATTCTTTTGTGTAATTTTTGTATTTAAGAACTGAATTAGTAGTGTTCTCTTTGTCTAGTTCGCCAAATATATATGGATAATTAATAAGACCAGAGTTATTAAAGATTTTTAATCCTTTATTTCTATCAATTATAATACCTTTATTAGAGTAATCATTGTGCTGATTGTAATATTTTTCATCTGTTATGAAGTTTCTAACAGGATAAGCATCCTCAAAGAAATCAGAAGGCGTATCACCGTTTGCATAATCTTCCCAAGTATTTTCGTCTTGCTCTTCGAGTTTTGTAGTTTCTATTTTATCAGTAATTCTAGTAATTGGCGAAGCGTATCTTACCTGTTCTTTATCTGGGGTGTCAAAGTTTTCTGTAAGCTCTATAGTTCTGTTTCCATCATTATCTCTAAGCAAGAAGTAATTTCTCAAATCAGTTCTTGAGTTAACAAGAAGTGTTGAAAGCTCAGCTCTCTTTGTAGAAATAGTTCTTCTATCAAGATTTGACATATAAGAAGTTACATTACTTATTTTATAAGAATAAGGAGCAGAATCACTTCTTGTATATTTAACTGAAAATAATTTAATATATTTATTATTATGTAAAACCGAATCGCTTGTAAAGAATCTACCAGTTTTGTCATAATTTTCCTTTAACTGGTTATCAACATTACCATTTAAATCATAATAGATATAAAGTTCACCAATTTCCAATGGCAAAATCGGTATGATTGTTTCAAAATTTATATAGTTATAAATATTTTCAACAGAAGAAGTGAAACTAGAAAAATGTCCTAAAAAAGAGTTTGTTAAATCAAAAACATTATCAAAATATTTTTGATTTACTTTTTTTATTATATCTACATCTTCAATAAAACGATCTGTAAAAGGATCTACAACAAAAGTTTCTTGGCTATTATCAACATCAATATATTTAATTGAAATTTTGTAATTATTTGTTACTTCATTAGAAGATTTAGAAACAATTTTGCTACCAATTATAATATCATTATTTGATAATTTTCTTTGAATTTTTGTTACGTTAAATTTTTTTAAATATTCATAAGCTGCTGAGTAAAAATTTTCGTTAGCAGTTTTAAAATCGTTATCCTCAAAAATTGCATATTTAAACGATTCAACAGTTTTATTATTTTCATCTGTTATTTTTACTTCAACGTTTACTTTTGAACCAGAGTATGAAGGCATAAAAATTTCAAACTTTGCATTTTCTGCAAGGTTTGGTAAATAAGTTTCTTCATTATCAGCATCTGTAGAACGAACAACTTCCATGTAGTATCCAGAACGGTATTTTGTTTCGCCATTAGAATCTTTAAGCACAACTGCTTTATTTATATCAGATGTGTATCTACCGTTTGGAGTTTTTTTAGTTGTTAGTCTTTCATTGTAATCTATATACTGAAGAACTGTATCGTTTGTTAATGATTCTGTTTTGCTGTTTAGTATAGTATTATAATTTGTAACAAAATCAAAATTTTCTGGGTTTACAATTGTATCGTTAATAAATATATCTAAATCACCCTCACCTTCTTTTGCAAGATAGATGGTATTAGAATCCTCGTCTTGCATAAACATGGGAGAACCTTCAGAGTTATTTTTGATTTTGTGAGTATCTTCATCTATGATTGCAACCTTAATAGTGAATGGAATTAAGTCTTCAAAAATTTTAATATCATTGTCAAGATATGTCAAATCAAGACCTATAAAATTTGCCAATTGTCTTTCATAAAGATTTATTTCTGGTTTGTTTTCAATAATATAAGAATGAAGTTTGTCGTTCAAGAATGAATCTTTGCCGTAAGCATCTTTATAATTATATTCACCCTGAGCAGAGAATGGGTTTCTGTCATTAATATTAAATTCATCCCCAGGATCTTTAGATAAGAACATAGAACCCAGCGGAAGTCTGATAAAATATTTGCTCGTATCATTAGAGAAAGAACCTATTTGGAAAGTTTCAGGAATAAACTCTTCTTGAACGTCTGGTAATATTCCGTTTCTGTCGCCATAGACAGCTTTCAAAAGTGTCTGTAAAAGATTGTAATCTGTTTCCTGATTTTCTTCTAAGTTTATAATTGGTCTATTTATATTTCTAGCAGAAATAATATCGTTTTTATCAAGTAATTCTGTTTCAAGTCCAGTTGTAAGTTCTCTGTTTGAATCTTTGTATGACTTATACTTCATTTAAAATCTTTTCTCCTAAGTTTTAATTTAACTTATAAAGAAAAAGCCCGTCATTTAGACGGGCTGTAATTTTAAATTGTTAATGTCCACTGTAATCTAATTTCTGTGTCCGCATTTTTTTGGAATGCCGTAATATTTTTGATTGCTAGCAACATACCACACTGCATATTGTTGTATGGGTAAGAAGTCAAGTCGTTAGATGCATTCGTTGTTGTTGTCAAGTGTGCATCGTTATAAAGTCCCATTTGCTTAAGTGTGTAGCCATTGTAAGGATAATAAGCACCAATTGAGTTTGAAGTTGCATCCTGCGAAGGCATTGTGATATTGAATGTAATCTTGTTTAAATAATTTGCAGATGCATCTTTAGACAAAGAAACTTCTGCAGCCTCTGGCTGGTCCCAACCTTCGTAAACTTTGTTATCTCTCTGTGGTGTGTTAAAATAAATAAAGCAAGGTCTACCGATACCTCTATTAATTGGTTTTAGCAATTTACCCTCTTGGGTAAGTGTTGTCTGAAGTAAGTCATTATCTGCTTCTTCAAAGTAAACTGTTTTAATTGCACCAACTACACCATAGTTCTTATTCATTGTTGAAGTTGTTGTAATAATATTTGAAGAACTATCTGGGTCGTTAACTGTTCTTGCTTTTGTAATCGCACCATTACCAGTATAAATGTTTTTTGAAATAGAACCAGAAAATATATTACAGCTTAAATCAATATTTGTATCAAAGTTGTTTTTGGCAGTTGTTAAATCTCCACCAAAACTATTAAGCATTTCTGTATACCAAGTGGCATTTGCTACTTCGTTTTCTGACTGCAATACTTGCCAAGAAGAATATTCCTTACCAGTACCAAATAAAACTTTAGTAGGGAATAAAGCGTAAATATTGTCAGCCATTGAAGATTTAGAATATTTATCTGTTATGGAACTAGCATTAAAGAAATACTGAGAGCCATTAAGAATATATCCATCAAGGTTTTTTCCAGAAGAGCTTTCAGATTTTGCTGAGTGATATTGGTTTGTTTGTCCTGGCATTGAGAAAGCAACTGCAGTAGTTCTTGAAGAACTTGCTCTTGGGTCTGTTAATGTACTATTACCATTTGAAGAAAAGACAGAACCAGTAAGCATAACCATAATAGCATGGCGCATCCAATCAGTTACAACGTTATCTCCACAGTCGTGATATACTAATTTCTTTTTACCGTCGATAACTTTGTATCCTTTAATATCAACAAAGCCATCAAATATATTAAGGTTTATTGGATCCTTTTCTTGCTTTGGTTTAAATTTATTAAATAAATCTTTTAACATTATTGCTTCCTTATAATACTTTCATAGCTAACTAATATCTTTTGAGGAGCATTGTTAACATTAAAACATTCCTCATTTGAGGAGTCCAATGTTAACAAAACACCAGACTCCTTTCCAGCTGAATCTAATATTTTTTTTACGTTTAAAACATTAAATTCTACCTTTTTTATAATCATTTTATTATCCTATTGTTTCTGTGAAATTAATTGTTGCTCCAGAAAAATAAAAGTTTGTTGTGGCGTCTATAATTGGAGTGTTAGACAGTTTTCCATATAAAATTACTCTGTTTGAGCTTCCACCCTCGTCTGATCCAATTAAATCACTAATTGTTGTAGCTCTAGTTAAGAAATTTGGTTTAGCAATGCCTCTTTCAGTTGCATCATCTCCAGCGCCATTTTTTATTCCGTTTCCGATAACAGTATAGTCATCAGCATCACCACCGTCATTAGCAGAAGCATCAATAACAGCAAAATACACTGCTTTTGCATTAGAGCCTTCTTCAGTTGTTACCAAACTAGCAGTTGCTTCATATGGTATTGTGTTTAATGTTAAAACTTTGTTGTCAAACGACCCAGTAACTGCACATACTTCAGTGACAGATGCTGGGTTATTTTTGTTGTTTCCCATTTTTAAACCAGAAACAGCCAAAAGACTTGCTGGTGCGCCGCCTTCTTCACTAAATAAACCAATTACTTTTGGAACGTCATTTTCTGGTCCAAAATAAGTATTTATACCTCTATTGTAAACTTTGTGACTAATATAAGCTGTAGCCATTCTTTTCTCCTATATTACTTAACTTATAAACTTTATTTAATCATTTGTGTTTAATCCATGCTCTTCAGATTCCCAAACAGTATTGTATTTGTTTAAAAAGTCTGGATCTTCTTTTGAAGAAGTTGCTATAACCTCATCCACAAACTTGAAATTATTATTATAGGTTTCCTTATTGCCAACTGATAGAGTTGCTGGAATCCAAGGCTTTTCTATAGTAAAGTAAGAATCAAACATTTCATTAGAACTACCAATAATTCTTGAAATATACGATTCTTTTATAAGTGTGTTAATCTCCCCTATATATTTAATAACTGCCAAAACATCAATATGAACTTTTTCAAAACTATGTCTGACAAAATTACTAATATTTAATGTCTTTTTCCAAGCAAACACCTGTAATTTTAAAGAACCTGGGTTAATAATATTATCAGTTAACTGGTAAAAACGTAATGTTTTTACAGTTCCATTTTCTTTAAAATATATTTCTCCTGCAGAAATACCAAAATCTGTTAAAATATCAATAAGTTCATCTTCAGTAAATCTGTTTTTGTATTCTTCAAAAGTAATATTTGTAAAATCAATTCTTTCCAAATATTCACCTTGTTGTGGGTCGTTAACCCATACTTCATTAGTGAGATCTTTTAGAATGTTTATTATTTTATTTAAATTCCTTGTGGTAATCTTTGCTTCAAAATTATATTTACTTAAGAATAGGTTGTTTATTTTATTTTTAAGTTTGATTGAAGGTTCAGTTTGAACTAATTCTCTGGAATAAAATAAATCCATTGCAGTTTCTTTGTTTATAAAATTGTCATATACATCTTTAAATAAATAATTGATATTTTCATTTATTAAGAAAGCGCTACTGTTTGAGCCTAAATTGAAACCTTCTGGGCGTTCTTCAAGGCTCTTTATCTCTTTTAATAAATAAAAACCATCATTGCTTAAAAAATCTTGCTTATACAATTCATATTTTCTTTCGGCTCTTAAGAAATCATCAAAATTGTCAATAACAATATTGTTATACGATTTAGCCAAACAATTTGTGTTGTTTATTAATAAACAATTGCTGCTACTAGAGTTATTTATTTCTAAAATTTCTTGGCTGTTATTTTTTGTTATTAAAACTAGTTTTTGATTATTTATTTTAAAATAATCCTCATTTATAAATCTTTTGTATCTAAACTTATTAACAATTGTTGTAATTATTTTCCCACTAAAATAAAAAAGTGGAGAAATATATACTTCTGCATATTGTATTTTTGAGCTAACCTTATTAAATAAAATATAAGGAGAGAAATTATGTACATTGCTTTCAATTTTTTGTTGAATTTGCTTAGAGAAAGATTTAAAATAAGCAAAAGCAAGTTGGTCAATACTACCATATATTTTTACCATTGGTTCAGCAACTACTCTTTTTGCATAATTAAATTTAATATTAAATTTATTTATTGGCAAAATTCTTCTTCCAACAAATTGTGTTATAGAACTAAACTTCGAGATTTCTCTAAATCTTGATAAGACAACTCTTCCAACAAATTGTGTTATAGGACTAAACTTCGAGATTTCTCTAAATCTTGATAAGACAACTCTTCCAACAAATTGTGTTATAGAACTAAACTTCGAGATTTCTTTATTTTTATAAGGAGTAATGTTTCTTATTATACATATCGTTATTGCTTTTAATTTTGAGATTTCTATAAATCTTGGTAAAATTCTTCTTCCAACAAATTGTGTTATAGAACTAAACTTCGAGATTTCTATAAATCTTGGTAAAATTCTTTTTCCAACAAATTGTGTTACAGAACTAATTTTAGAGATTTCTCTAAACTTAAATAAAAATACCCTTCCAATAAATTGAGCTATAGAACTAATTTTATTAACAGAAATATATTTTCTTGTTTCTGCTTTTTGTAATACAGGTAAAGCAACTAGTTTAAACATAGCGCTAGTATAATTACTTATTTTCAGCAAGTTTTTTAAAGAATGAAAGAAACCAGTTTCTCCAGCCAAAGGAAGGATAGAGGAAATATTTATAATTCTTACACGTTTAATTTTTTCGTACAAAACGTAAAATAGCAATGCTATTTTTTTAATTTCAGAGGTATGTAAAACGCTTGTTGGAATTTCACAAACATAATTACCTTCAAGGTCTGTGTAACAATTAATATTATTAGCATTTAAAATAACACTATTTGATATTTTTATTTCTTTAGTGTTTTCTTCTTTTGTAAGTTTTTTTACCCTTCTTGGAGTTTTCTTATAACTAATAGAATAACCTTGATCCTTTAAGAGTTTTGTTTTGTCAAAGTTTACATAACCTGCACTTGTAAGAATTTGTCCAAATTCGTTAAATTCTGCAACTTCTTCCTGATGGTAACTGTTGTTAATATTTGCAGTTAAGTATTTTTCTGCTGTTGCTTTATCATTTACAATATCTATAGCGTTAACTGTTGTATTTACAGAACTGATAGTAACATTTCTATCATCACCAAAAGAAGTATACTCTGTTGGATTGTTTTCGACATCTTTTTCAATCCAATCAAGGCTATGAGGTATAGATAAGAAATTATCTTTTAAAGAAGCTGTAAGTTTCTTAACAACGAGCATACCTTTAACATTGCTTTCTTCTGTACCTATTTGTTTGAAGATTCTTTTTGCGTTTTCGTTATCGCTTCTTACTTTATCGGTAATTGTAATAATCAAATACTTTGTTTGATTAATTCTATTTGTGATATCGCTAGATGCTGTTAATACAGATCCAGTAGAACTAATAGGAAGACCGATAGAGTTTGTTATAGGTTTAAGATTAGCATCAACTGATTCGATAGTAGCTGTGTCATAATCTTTTTCAAAACTTGTTCTATTCTGCTGGAAATATGATAATCCAGACTGGAACTTGTTCTTCTTATAATAATCTTTATCTTTGAAGTCAAACAGCGGTTTAATACAAGCAAACTGCTTTTTAACCATTACTTCAATCGCTGCTCTTAAGTTAGCAATCTCTTCCTGAGTTTTACCTCTTTGAATATCAAGATACTGATAGTAAAGGTTATAGTCATAACCGAAAGCGTCCATAAAGTCAGATCTTGTTACATAGAACTTTAATGTTGCTATATTTTCGTTAGAAACATTAATAGAACATTTGTCAAACTTTAAGAAACAGTTTTTATCGTCTTTACCACCATTATTCTTATAAGAACTTAAAAGAGTTGAAGAGTTTATAAAACTACCAGCCTTACCATTAAGTCTTTCAAATAAACCAGGGTAAGCCTTGAATGGTTTATTACCACGAATTTCAATACCAAGTGGCTCGTTATCTTCAAGAGCAGCCTCTCTATAAAGAGATACAAGTTTATCATAATAATACTTCTTTAAGAAAGCATCAATCTCTTCTTTGTCTGCTCTGTGAAGTAAATCAAACAATTGTGTAAACTCTGTATATGGATCTCTTAATTTTCCATAGAAGTCGATAGAGTAATTGTTAAGACCAAAGTTTAGAGTGTAAGCAATAAAGTAGTTGTAGTCTGTATCTCTACAAAGATAGAACTTATCATCTATTCTGATTGCTTTTTTTGGGTCTTCTGCAGTTCTGAACAAGTAAGTATAACCATCTTCAAAATATTCATATCTACCAGAAAGAGAATAACAATCTTTACCAAGCAAATCAGAGTCAATATCAAATACAATTTCGTCTTCGCCGAATGTATCTTTAAGTTCTTGAATCTTATTTGCAATTATAGAAACAAATGCGGTTTTCTCATCGTAGAAATATTTACCATCTATCTTTTGCTTTCTCTTAGCACCATAATTATCATCAAGCGGATTAGCATAGATATAGTTATCATCTATAAATCCATCTTCACCAACTGGAATTACACCAATAAGATTTCCACCTTCATCTTTTTCATTCCATTTGTAAATATTTGGTTCTACTCTGTTTCTCCAGTTTCCAACTGGCGCATAGAATATTCTGTCTTTTGTTATTTTATCAAGTTCTGTAGAAATCTCAGTAAGAATTGTTTTATAACAATTCTTCAAATCTTCCATTGTAATTTCTGGCTTAAGTTTTTCTTTAATAAGTTTTGGAATAGAATTGTCATTTACATTTCCGAGAATAGCAATTCTATAATAGTCTTTAAAGAAATCACTTGCTTTAGAGTAGAATTCGAATGTGTTATTCTTTTGATATCCAAAATCATCAACTGTAATCTTTTCAAAGTTTTCCTCAATGATTGAAAGGATACCACCAGATTGTCCTTCGTCGTTAACAGCGAGCCAGTTTATAAGTTCTCTATCTGTGAAAGCGTTAATTGTCTGTTTTGATATCTCTTCTACAATCTTTTCACCAATTGTTTTAAAGTATTTAGGTGAGCCAGAAGAAGTATCAAAGTTGATAAGTTTATCACCAATATTATATGTACTTAGATAATCAGCTTCGTTTGTATCAAAATCATAATCTGTTGAAGCCTTAACTGGTCTTGAAATTTCATCTTTGTTGTAGCCAAGAATATCCCAAGTAATTTTATGTGGTGAGTTATAGAAAATAAAATCTTCTTCATCGGCTTGTTCATCATAACCAAACCAATATTCATCATAAGCGTCTATATAAGCAGTGTCATTTTCTATCTTAAGATTTCCAAAGAAGTGTTTCACTTCTTTAATGTCTTGACGAGAATTACCACAAACCATATAAAGAGCTTCATCTTTTGTTGAGTATATTAAAGTTCCCTTAGCTCTATTTTTATACTTGAAAGTATAAAGAGTATCACCTTCAACCCAGAACTCTACATTGACAATTTTTTTCAATGGGTTATTATTAAAGAAATTTAAAGCTTCATCCATTGAATTGAATTTGTACTGAAGAGTATTGGCAATACCATTCAAAGCTGGAACTTTTATAGCTCTGTAGTAATTACCATTTGTAGAACAATAATACAATTGTTTTGTAACAGCATCTAAGTCCAGCCAATTGCTAGAGTTATTGCTTTCAGAAAGAGTAATCATTCTTTTTTTAGCAGCATCTACTGCAGCTTCAATTGCAGATAATGTTGCCTTTGTTGCAAACGAAGTGGAAAGTATTACGTTGTTACCTATACTTCCACGGTAATCTTTCTGAACAACATAGTCTATATTCTTTACATATTCTGGATAGTCTGTGACGTATGTGTTAGATTTTTTATTTGGATATGGGTAGTATCCATATCTATAAAGGAACAGGTTTCCGTTTTCAAGAGTTCCGTTGTAAGCAAGAATATAGTCACCGAATGTTACATTTTTAATAACATCGTTTTTGTACCAGTTATTTATTTGTTCAAGGGTGTAAAGCTCAGAGAAGAAATTGCCAATGTGTTCTTGTGTCTTATTTAAAGCATCTTCTCTAAATGAATCATAGTCGTTAGAAATATTACAAATGTGATATCTTCTTTGAGCATAGTTCCAAGCAAAAGCCTGATAAGCATTATCATAGGCTGTACCAGTACCATACTGGATTGTATCTACTTTTGTGAGTTTTCTTGCAAATGTTTCAACAACTTCCAACTCATTGAATTCTTCTGACTCTACAAACTCGTCTATTGTTTTGTCGGTTAAGTAATCAACTGGTGTTATAAGTTTAGCATCTCTAATTCTTGTTTTGAGGTCGTCTTCGCCACCTTTACCGTCACCACCAGTGAGGTTAATTGTTGTTGTGTTTTTCTCCCACTGAGTCTTCATATGTTTATATGAAGTATTTCCAACATATGGTGGAACTGTATAGTATGGAGTTATAACAACATCTTCTCTTCCCCAGTCGTTTGTCAACTGGCCGTTAAGTGTATGTAAAACATAGAACTTAACACGAGAATATACAGGATATTTTACATTGTTTGTATAAGTCTGGAATCTAGAAACAGAACCTGCAACGCTTCTGTGTCCAAGTGGAAGTCTAAATTCTGTTCCACCCAAAGAGTTTCTATAATCTTCGAATGTTTCCTCTTTACCGACATAATCGTGTGCGGTTTTCTTTGGAGAAGTTCCAGGATTTATAATATATTCATTTTGATAATCTTGAGACCAGTCTTCCGAATCAAGAATTTCAAACCCATTAAAGTTTCCATATGGGTCTGTTGGCTTTTTACCGTCTCCATCGAATCCGATAGGCTCTTCTGATTTCTCAGAATATGTTTCAACAATAAGTTTTCTCATTACATAAGATGGAGTTAAGAATTCCAAATATTTTGTAATAGAAGACAACTGAGAAGCTGTTGGGTTAGCCTTATCAAGACTTACGTTGTAGAAAACAACGTTTGTTTTAAAGTATTTGTAAACCTTGCCAGTATATTCTTCGGTTCCTATAAGATCTCCATTATCGTTATAAACTGGATATGTTGGAGAATAGCCAAGAACTGCAGCGGCAGTATACTTTTCACAAAGCTCATTGAATTCAAGTAATGAGTATTGCTGAGTATAATCACTTTCTGAAACTGTTTCTGCTATACCAATATTCTTTAATACGTTTTCACTTGGCTTGTGAATTGTTAAATAGTATTCATAAAGTCCGTTATTAGATTCTGATGTTTCTTCATTACCAGCCGAGTTTGTTGTGTAATACAAACGTCTATCAAACCAGTATTCTTTGATTTCAATGTTGAATCCCATAAAATTAAAGAACAATTCAAAAGAGTAGTTTGTACCTTTAATACGGTAAATGTCTAAGATATTCTTTACGAGTTCTTTGTATTTAATTATATCGAGATCACCACCATCAATAGTTGATTGCTCAAAACCAACCAATTGAGAAAGGTAATTAACATATTCATCTGGAATGTCATCAAATGAAGCAAAGTCAGCAGAACGGCTGATAATAGTATCCAACTTATCAAACTCTTTCATCATTGCATCGTAGAAAGCGTTTGCTGCTCCGTTCTTTTCTATTTCGTTAAAGTCTACTTCTGGAAGAAATTTATCTCTATTGTTCTGAAAGAATGACTTTGCATAACAATATTTATATGTGTAGATTATTTCCTTATAAACATCAACAGAAAAATGTGCTGGAGTTGTACCAGCAGCGTAAGCGAGTTCATCCCAAGCAACCTTGTTGCTTAACAAATACCAAACATCATTTTCTTTAATTACGTCAGAATATTTAAGAAGAACTTCTGCTATTTCGTAAAGAGTTGAAACGTTAGAAGTATAAATCTCTGCTTCCATCTTTTCAACTTGTTCTGGTGTATAAGAGTCATAAAGTCTACTTTTTGTGATAATTATTCCGTATTCTTTTAAAAAATCTATTATTTTGTCATTATTTACTAATGTGTCAAAAACTTTACTTAGAGACGGATCTATGAATGTCATTCTTTTCTCCTAAGTATTAACTTAGGCAATTTCAAACGTTAAAACCTTACCAGTAGAATTACCATCTGAATCGTTAAGACAAAGAATTTCATAGAAATCTGCTGTCAGTGTATCTGAAGAATTTAATCTATTCTTATAATCAAAACCGAAGTAAGTAATCTTACAATCTTCTACACCATCGCAATTCATAATTGCCTTAAGGATTTTAGCTCTAGACATACTACCAGCAATCTCTGAGTATTTAATATCGCATACATCATCTATTGCTTTATTAACTGCCTGTACAACTTCTGCCTCTGGGAAGTTTTGATTGTACTTAATTGTAGCAGCAATATCGTATGGTCTAAAGTATGGTTTAATGAAAGTAATATCGGTACCAGAAATCTTATGCTTATTCATATAGTTCTGTAAAACTGTTTCGTCTGTTTCGATTATTTTACCATTAGCGTCATATTCGTGTGTTCTATCGTTTATGAAGTGAACATAGAATGGTAAATCTGGGAACTTAGAGTTTTCTGTTTTACAAAGCAAGAACTTGTAAGCGTACTGGTCACCATTAATAGCACTTTCAATTTTTATATAATAATCTGCAGGGCGACTTTCAAAAGTTGTAACTTGATTTTCTTCATCATATCTAGATACAAGTTTTCTGTATGTAAATTCAAGTGGTTTATCAACAGTTGGACAGTACCAATATGTTTCTCCGTCTTCTTCGAAGATTACATTATCAGAGTCAAACATATCTATTGGATATAGCTGATAGAACTCGTTATTTGTTGCAGAAGTTCCGAACAAAACCTTATAACCATTTTGAACTCTTTCCTCATCTATTCCCTCTGGATAGAAGAATGTAAATCTACCATTATTCTTATTTAAGTTCTGAAGTTGAACTTGGTTAAGAACAAAGAACGAATTAGATACTACAGTGCTAATATTTTTCTTTAAAGCGCTTGTACCTTCCAAATCTTTAATTACTTTTTCTATAGCACCAACAACCATAGAACCGCTTCTACAATTTGTTAAGTCTACATTTATAGTTTCATAATTATCAACCTGGAAAGCAATTGGTGAGCCAACTGGCTGGGTAATTGCATTTGTTAAAAGTCTAATTCTGTCAGATGCGATAATATCCAAATCTGTTTTGATAGAATACAAAGAGTTTGTATCTACCTTCTCAGAAGTAAATCTAATATCAAAGTTTGTTTTTGCTTCATTGATAGTATAAGAAGTTACGCCGTTTGCCAAAGTAGAGGCATCCATATATTGTCCTTCAATACCAGCAACATCTGTTCTTAAAAGACTGTCTGTATATTCATCACCAGAATAATAGAAGTTTTCATAAATACTTCCAAGAATAAGAGAACCATCAAGACCAGTTTTGAAGTTGGCAAAGATTTGTTCAAAATCTGAAGTATTGTATATACAAGAGTTCTCAAAGATTAAATTGCCTGCTTTTACAGAGGCTGGCAATGTTGTTTCTGTACCATTCTGAACTATGTATGTTCTCAAAGCATCTTCTTTTGTCATATAGATTCTCTTTCTACCATATGCTTTATATGAATAACCATTCTCATTAAAGTACATAGAAAGAACAGTCTTCATAAAGTCATTAGAAGAAGAATCGTATTTAAACATAATAGAAGAGCTCAAGCCTTTGATTGGTGATTGAATCTTGAAGAATGCTTTTGTTCTATCTTCATCTGCATAAACAAGAGAAGCCAAATCTCTATATTCTGCTGCCTGTGTTGGCTCAGGAATAATGTCATGAGCTGAAAGCTGTAAGTTTGTATTTCCTTTTAGCAAGTGGAACAAATCGTTATAACCAAGAAGCCCAGTATCTTCAAGCCATACTACGTTTTCAAGTGTGTGATTAAATCCTTCTCTATCTTTGTAAGTTCTAGTTGTAAGAAGTGAGTCTGTTTTAAATACTAAATCCCAAGAGTTATAAACTGTATCAAGACCAGTATCGTCATCGTCCAAAGAGTCTGTATCTACTTTAAGAACCTGGATAGCCATAGGAACTAATTCTTTAAGTGGGGCACCTTCTACTGCAACCTCTGCTCCGTCAACAATCTTCTTTAAGAAGTCTTCTGTTTCAAAAGCGTATTTAAGACAATATGAAAATCCTTTCAAAGAGTTCCAAGAGAATGATGGGTTAAGTCCGTAAAGATAAGCGGCTTTAACAACTTCCCAAAGAACTGTATTGATTGTGAAAGTATAATATACATCGTTAACAGAGAAAGCAAGTTTATATTCTTGAGTAGTATCAAGAGTTGTAATCATCGCTGTTTCAGAAGTAAGATTAAGTCCGCAATACTGATAAGAGTTTCCAGAAGCGTATTCATATTTATCATCTTCACCTTTAGAAATCTGTACGAAAGATTCATTGATTATATCTACAATACCGTTTCTATGTGCGGCTGCATCTTTTGTTTTGTTTAAACCATAAACTGCTTTTGCCGTAGCCTCGCCTTCGTTCTTCCAAAGCAAGTAGTATTCACGGTTCTTGTAGTATCCGTCTTCGTCTAAGTCAGTTGCCTCAGTTTCATTTTCATCTGGCTTGCCTCTGTCTACCCACAAATCTATTACTACTGGAGTTTTATTATCAATTGATACTGTAATGTATCTACCTTTTGATACATCAACTGGCTCACTTAAATCATAAGGGGCTGCAGTAACAAACTTAGCATAATCGTCAATGGAAATATAATTGTTTTCCATTGTTATTTCTTTTGAGGCTGCTATTGTTTTATTGCTAGAAAGAATATCAAAAGGAATATCATCAAAGAAGTTTTCTTTTGATTGTTTCTTTGAAAGTTTTAGTTTTAAGTATTTATTCTCAGTGCCATCTGAGTTATACAAAGCGTTATTAAAGTCGCTACCACAGTTTATAACAATAGCGTTTCTGAAGTTCTTTGTTATAGCGTTCTTAAGAACTATAGAGAAGTTGTAATAATTCTCTGTATAAGAAACATTTGTGTTATAAGATGCTACGTCAAATACATATTTCTCATTAAGTCTTGGTTCTTTTGTTAATCCAATCCAAGGAAAATCATTATATCTTGAAGCAGGAACTTTCTCGTAGTTCTTATTAAGAAGAACAATGCTGAAACTTTCCTGTGGGTTAATATAACGTCCATAGTAAGATTTAAATCCGTTTGGCTGGTTTGTTGCTGTATAAGTTTTTGCTTTAAAGATATTAGCATTCTGTGAAAGAATAATATCATAATCTTCTGGAGTAACGGCGCGGTCCATAGTTCTTAATGAAAGTGGACCATTAAGTGCTGCGTCATCTATTGTTTCGGCATCTGTACCGCCAGCACCAAGCAAATCGTTATATACTGTTGCCTCTGTTGTGTTTCCGTTATCGTCTATTACTTTAATACCAGTGTTAATAAAGTTTGGAGAAATGTTTCCTTTTCTACCATCAGTAATTCTATAGAATACAGAAATAGTTGTTCCAGCTGGAAGTAATCTCTCTGGTTTACAAACAGATTTATTACCAAATCTAATTCTATAAGTTTTATCAGTATTATATTCTACAACGTAAGGAATTGGCAAAGAAGTATCAATAGCATCTTTAGATACGAATGAATTTACTTCTAGAAGTTTCTCTGTTGTCTTCTTTACATAAACCTGAATAGAATCTGCAGCAATGTTTTCGTCATACAAATCAAAATAAGAACCATTAGAACTATCAGTTGTAAATTCTTTATATTTTGTTTCACCTTGTAAAGCGTAAAGTGTATTTCCGTTTCTATCAAGAGTATAAGAAATCTCACCATAATTTAATGTAACTGAATTAAGATAGTCTGGTTTACCATCAAGTATCTGTAGGATTTCCCAGTTAATACTTTCACCATTTATATCTTTACTTGAGAACTTACAAATCTCTCCGACTCTGGCTGCGATACTTGTTTTAGGTCTTGTAATATATACATAAGTTTCTGGAATATTATTAAACTCTACTCTAACTGCAACCTTAGCGGCAGAAGCCATCTTAGGTTTATAACCTATCTGTTTAAGAAGTCTAATTTTACTCTCGTCTTTGAAAGCAGTAGACAAGAACATTTCATTAAACAAAGCGTCTTGCTTGGTAGACATATTATCCATAACCCAAGCCATTAAGTCTGTTAAAAGGGCTCCAGCTTCTGAATCATAAAAATCTGCCCAGTTATCTGCCCAGTTTGGATTGTTCTGCAGTATAGATCTTATTTCTGCAACAACAGAATCAAAATCCATTCCAGTATATTGTATGTTAGGTAATTCAGTTAAAACCTGTGTAGACATTCTTTACTCCTTATAGTTCTACAGAAACCTTTTCTCTTTCACCAGTTTCTTTTATTGTTAAATCCAAAGCAATGTTTACAGTATCGTTTTCAAAGCCTTGAAGTGTTATTTCGTTTATGATTACTCTTGGTTCATTAACAGTTATAGCCCTTTGAATTTCACTTATTAAATCATCTATAGACATTTCAGGCATAAAGATGTACTTGGAAACATCGCTACCAAAAGCAAGATTCCCAATCCTTTCGCCTCTGCGAGTTGATAAAATTCTTCTTATGTTTTCGGCTATATGCTTTCCTTCTTTCTGAAAAACTATGCCATTCTCAGAATAAAATCCTAAACCTGTATTCATATCAAAATTAACTTTTAATAGATTTTGAAACATCTTAATGTGGATACATCATTGCCATTGCAGTAATAAGTTGGCAATTTTCTATCCAAGGTTAATCTTAACACTTTATCTCTAACAAGCATAGTATTCTGTAAGTCACCGTTCTCATCTATTGTAGCTTCATTATAAGAAGTGGATCTGATATAAATAGTTTCAACATTTAAAACTCTTGCCTTTATTTCCGAGTGGGTATCATCACAAATATAAACAGTGTCGCCATTATTAAATGAATAACCAACTCTGTTATATAGTGTATCCAAAGGTTTAATATCTATATAATTTGGACAAAAAGTATTGCAAGAAAGACTACTATCCGTATTCGAATAACAATAAGAAACAGCCATATCTTTTATAAAGGCAGTTGTTATGTTTTTTTCTTTTGTTAAATCTTCTACTGCTTGGTCGATACTTACAATATTTTGATACCACATCATTAAAGAACCAGTATTTTTGTTAAGTCTTTTTGATAAACTTTGTATAAATTTAGAAGCATTTTCGTCGTCGGTTGTTTGAGCGTATAAAGCATCCGCGCGTTTATCTATCCAAGGTAATAAAGTATTTCTGCAATATTCTATTATGTTTTGACAGCCAGTAACAGAATCTAGATAAGCATCTGATATTATTTTTTTAGCAGAAGGATAAACCGTTTCTGGCTCGTATTCTAAACATCTAGTGTGTTCAGAAGAGGTTTTAAATGCGTTATAAGCATAATACAAAACGCCAACAAGTTCGTCGCAGTATTTTTTTACTATCTCACATAAAGCATTTCCAGAAGGTATTTCTACCAATTTCATAGGGATGGTATCTACTCCACTTTCGTAAGAATAATAGTTTTTTAAAATGCTTACTTCTAATTCATATTTACAATCAAAATAATATTCTGGATAAGTGTTATATACTTCTGCTTTTATTTTGTCCGTAGCGTTATTATATTCCACTTCATATTCTGGCTTAATTTTTTTTCCTACAATTTTTATTTCTTTTGTAAAAACTTCACAAGCCATCCAAGATAGTTTATTGTCAGATTGAAAATATAAATCTTTGTTTAGTTTTCTATAAACTTCTTCTACAAACTCTTTAGAATAATTATCGTCATGAATTTTAAAATCATCAATTCTACCTTTTGCGTTTGGTACATTAAATAAATCAAACCAAGGCTCTCTGACGGCGTTAATATTAAGATTTGCTAAAAGTGTTGCAAATTTTTTCATAGAAGCCTCTTCAGAAGTTCTAGAAACGAGCCCTCTAAAGTCCGCAACTGTTGGCAAAGAAGGTTCTGGCTCAGATTCCCATTTTTTGAGTTTTACATCTTTTACCATTATTTTAAAATATTTTCTTTGGCTAACGTACTTCCAAAAGTCTTGAGAAATATCAACATCTTCCATAACTGGAGCATATTCGTTTTCTACTTCTATAAGTCTTCTTTGTCTTATACATTCATCGTCAAATACATCTTCCCAATCTCTAAGGTTACTATCTCTTCCGCCATAATATTTAAATAAATTCCAACAACCAGAAACATCATTGACTGTGTTACTGTATACAACACCAGAGGAATCTCTAACAGAACTAGCAGGAGCGTAGTTTGGTAAATAAACACTTGTTGGCGAAATCCATCTATAACCTTTATTTGATCTATTTAAGACAAAGCCAGCAAGATATGAACCTTCTTTATAAGCATGGTAGATTTGAGAAGCGCAATCATAGCAAATATTTCTATATTGAAAGTCTGGATAGCCTTCATTAAAAAGACTGGCAAGAGATATACCAGCTCTTTTATCTATGTTTTCTTCATCTGTGTGATATTGATCTATCATATTTAATCTATCAAGGCTTGCAATTCTACGTCTAGTAGATGAATTAAAATTCATTATATAAGTCTCCTATTTTTATACCAACCTTCTTTTAGAATCTTAAATGTTCTTGATTGAAAACCATCAAGTACATCTTCTATAGATTTTGAATAGTTTTCATTGGCTAGCCACTGTCTGTTTCTTTCTTTTATCTCTTCTTGTAAGTATTCAATAAAGAAGTTATAACCACCTTGATTTTCTACATAACTATCTTTTACTTGTTTAAGCAACTCTACACATCTACCTTTAAAACCAGAGCCGTTATTCAAATACTCATCACCAGTAATTTGTTTATAGTAGTGTTCTAGCGCAAGAAATTCGGCGTTTGTGTAATCATCAAGTTCGTAATCATCAAACCAATAATCTTCTACTTTATAGTTGCCAAGAAGTTCTTGCATATTATTAAGCAGAGAAGTGTAAATATTATTAATATAAATCTTAATTTGTTCTTCAGATATATTAATATCTAAAGTTTGAATTCTTTCTTCTATTTGTAAATCGTTAAGGTTGCCTCTGGCAGCAGAATTATTAGTACGCCACTCTTCTTCTTTTTGTTTTAAGAAGTCTAAAGCACTATTATTCTTATTATCATTCTTAGAGTTATAAAACTTAGGAGCCAAGTCTTCTAGAACGGCAGGTCTATATTCTGATTTATATTGTTCGGCGGCAGTAGATATTAAATCTTTCTGACCAGTCTGTGTCAAATACTTAACAGATTCCATACAAGTTTCAAGATATTTCTTTATGGCTTCATTTAAGCCTTCAGAGAAGTTATAACTCAAATCAATCTCGGAAGCATCTATCATACCATTCTCATCAATCTTTGACGCCGCTTGTTTCAACTGATAATTTAAGGCGCCTACCTTTCTAGTTATAGTTTCATATATAGCAGCCTTCAATAATGATATCTTTTTCTGTGTATCAAAACTGAATATATAACCTATCATAGTTCCGATTATAGAAATCATAGAACCTTTTTGTACATTGATATACATCTGTAGCATACTTACCGCATTAGCATAGTCTTCATCAGATGTATTTAGTTTCTCTATTTCAGAAGTATCAACAGCAGTATCTGAGATAATGTTTGAGATTTGTTGCCTAGCATAATCTCTTTTAATATCTAAGACTTTATCAATCAAATCCAAAGTTGTTTTAAGTCTACCATCGCCAACATCTTTTATTTCTTCAGTAAGAGAGATATCATTAAGTTCGCCTTTATCACTAAACAGGTTGGCAGTAATATTAAACGGCATCATACCAACATCTTTTTCTAGATTTAATACACTTCTGTCTTTAGATATATTATATACTTGTCCATCTGTAAAGAAGTTTGAGTACGATACATTTCCCCAAGTAAAGCCATCATTAAAGTCTAATACGCTTGGGTCTGTATAACCAGTAAGATTATAAACTATCTGTGGGAGTAAGTATTTATTTATAAGTATAAGAAGTAAGCCACTTACCTTAAATCTTTTATTACCAGATTCATCTGTCTCACTATCATACTCATCAAAGTCATAAGCATTTCCGCCATTAGAGGTCAGCTCACCATTACCATCAAAATAAGAATCTGGGTATATACCAATTAAAGCATTACTGTCATTACTACCATCACCTAAGCCAACACGAGAAGTATCAACCAATTTAGTACCATCACTATCAGATATTACTAAATTACCATTACCATCTATAGATAGGTTAGTGCCACTATTGTCTTTACCATCGCCACTACCATCTATTAAATCTACCCAATGTTCACCCCAATCAAGAGTGTAAACTATTCTACCATCATCAAGCGAATGAGCAAATACTTTATCACTAGTCCAAACTATATTATCCCAAGAACCAGTTGGGTGATCTGAAAACTCTATTGTAATTCCGCCATCATCTGAATATGTCAAACCGCCATCGTTCAAACTACCATAAATTATACGACCAATAGAGTCTATAGCCCCCATACACTCTTTGGCATCTAGGTTTATTACTTTCCAATGTCTACCGTTATCTTCAGATATATAATTCGCATATTCATCACAACCATATGCCTTGTATTCTTTACCTTTCATTTCTCACCTCATTAAACTGGATAATCACTCTCAGCATCAGCCCAAGTGTATGTACCATCAAATACTTTATTTCTTAATTCTAACCAACTCTCAGCCGTAAATGTATTAAGGATATGAGAGTAGTGATAGTGTATTCTATCAGTTATTTTACGCCATAAAGAATAGAACCTATCATCACAATTAGATTCAACACTAGCCCTTATACTAGCACCAGCGTTTATATCTAAGCCACCAGTTTGTATAAGTCTACAAGCAGAACCGTTTATTTTAGCATGTGTTTCTAATTCACTATATGTTCTAACCTTAGTATTATCATTAGCGGTTAGTAATACAAATCTACCATGATCTAAATCATCTTCACCAAGTTTAGAAGTTTCCCAACTTCTACCATCAACTGTATATCTTAAGCCATGATAATCATAACTACTTACTACAACTGTCTCTGGATAACCAACCTTTTCTTTGTATTCATACATATAACCAATATATTCATCAGTTATACCAGATTGTAGCCAGTGTTCACCATTGTCTTCAGAATACCAAACGCCTTGGGCAGGTTTATAAGTATCTTCATCTTTATCAAATAAACCAAGATTTGTTTGGCCTCTATATGTTAGTAATGTATTTCTGTCTTTATCATATTTTGATAGTTTCTTTATCTTTAGTTTTTTCTTATTTTCATATGTATAATAATCTTCATTATATTGATTATATGTGTCTCTACCCCATATATCTTTAGAAGTTTTTATCACGGCATTTTTAGATATATATGGCGACGAGCCAGCCAAGTATATAATGTTATGATTAGGGAGTTCTAATTTACAAAAGCAGCAAAAGCTTCCGTCCGTTTTATCGCTTTGGCGCCAAGCCGTATTTCCGTTCTCATCTATTACAGAATACTGAATACCACCATCGTTTAAAGAACCACGGAGTTCTCTGACGCGTTTCCAATCTAATTCATATTCAGTTTCCCAGCCCTTACCGTACTCTATTACTTCGCCAGCGTCATTAGTTTTAGTAGCACCAAATAAAGCGCCACTATTTCCGACAGTTACGCTATTGCCCGCAAGTCTATCTAGTTCGGCTAATAATTTTTCTTGTCTTTCTTCTAGTACAGATTTAGAAGCGCCCGAACCAGAACCGCCGTCCGCGCCAGCGCCACCTAAGAACCAAGCGCCAACATTTCCAAATATATTTTCGCCAATTACTTTATTAAGATGATTACCATTGTTTCTTAATATCTTAACAATAGTTACTGAGGCCTCTGTACTTATTTCTCTAAGTTGGAATTCAAAGTTCCAAATCCATTCCTTAAGTCTTATAATAGCCTGAGTGATTAAGGCGATAAGGATTTGCTGAACTGTACCCATAACTATCTGGGCGATATCTGCTACGTTTCCTGGAGAACACCATACACCAGTACCACGGGCTATAAGTTTCATAATAGGAGTTAAGATACCAACAACTTTCATAATTGTTTTATATACTTCTGCTCCTTGAAGAATTGTAGCCAGTGGGGACGCAATATTTAAAATCATTTGCGCTGTGTTTGCCTGTGCTTGGCTCTTAGCGTCTGGATTGCTTCTAAATTGATTAATATAATTAGGGAGTCTTGCTACTAAGTTCTTAACTGCTCCTGTGGCAGACTTAGCCGCGCCGACTATATCCCCTACTGTTATATACTGAGTTCTTGTTGTTCTTAAAGTTTTATTGGTAGTTTGTACTGTAGACTTTCCTTTCTGCTGTGTTGAAACTTTTTCTTCTACTACCTTGGTATTAATAGCCCATCTCATATTTTTAACTTTATAAAAAAAGCGGGTTTAAATACCCGCTTTACAAATGTGGTGTGAATGTTCCAGGGAAAGCATCTTTTATCGTTGGTGTATCTGATTTCTCATGCTCTCCAGCGTTCTGGTTCCTTATCTCCTCATTCTCCTCCTCTACCTGCTGGTTAATAAGTAATAGGTAGTCTTGGAACTCAGGGATTGGCATATTCATTGCTTCCTCCCTAGAGAAGCCATAATGTACTAAGGCTAGTACATTATGTCTGATAATCCTTAAATTACTACTCGGAAATGCGAAAAAAGTCTGCCTCCATAGGTACGTTAACTGTCATAACGTTTCCACACTCTGGGCAAACGATTTCAATCTTAGGGTTCTGAGCGAAAGGCTTGAATGTCTTATTGATTTCGTTCTTATCTCTTGTAGGAAGTGCTGCGAAGAACTCCAGCCAATCTGATGGTGGAATCTCCTCTCCAGAATCGTCTCTAACTGATGTAGTAGTAGAGTACAACAATGCTGTCTGGTCTGTAAGGTAAGGAGAACCCTTGTTCTTCTTCTTGATAATCTCCTGCTGCTCTTCCATACCCAGTCTCATAGGTAGCATAGTAACTGTGTATTTAGACACTGGGAGTTTAATCTCGTATTCCTCTTTAGGCTCGTCCTCAAACTCCTTCCAGTCAATCTCTGACATATTAATCTCTACTGGGAACTCATGCTCACAATCATCACACTTGAAGTCAAAGTGATAATCATCACCATAAGAAATCTGTCTAAGAACGTACATAATATAAAGAGAGTCGAAAGACAAGATTTTTGCTGCTGGATAGTTAGAGTCCATACAAGCGTCAAACAATACTCTAAAGAGAGAGTTGTTCTTAATGTAAGCCTTATTGGTTAAAATCTCCTCCTCAGAAAGGGACATAGGGTGTAAATGTATGATACCGTTCCTCAAGTCCTCGTCGTCTGCGTCCTGGTAGAATTTACCACCACTAGGCAACTGGAAAGGCAAAGACTCTGTAAAGCAGAACTTCTTCTTCTGAACTTTTCTTGCCATTCCTCTTACTGTTTCTTTATCTCTAGAATCCAATGCGTCAAGATTTGCTACTTTAGTCATATCAATCTTTGGCATTTCTGTCATTGCTTTTTCTTCTTCAGTCATCTTTTTCTCCTTATATCTCTAATAGCTTCTCTGCTAAGTGTATTGCTTTCTTTTTAAAGTCATCTATCTGGTGGTCATCGTAGTTAACCAGATAGTCCATCTTTCTAAGGCAAATCTGCTTGTAGAATTCCTTAACCTCACTATAGTTAAGGGCGTTTCCTACTGGGTTGCTTTCCTCCTCCTCTTTCATAGTATCATAGAATCTTTGGAGTACGGCTTTAGCCTTTTGTCCTTTCTCTGTGTTGTTTTTGATTTCATTAATAATGGTAGGGTCTGATAATAAATTTAAATCTTCACTCATCTTTCCTTTCTCCTTTCTTTCTTCTTTTAACTTAACTGGTGCAACTCGTCGTCGCTGTACTCCTTGGTGTCTATATTAGAGTCTCGTAGCACCCTGTCAGTCCTTGCTAGTATCTTTGTTTCTGCATCGTCTGTCAAGGCGTTAATACCTGCTCTCGTAATCTTAAGTGGTAGTCCACAAAGGGTAAATGCTCCTGCTCTCTTGCAGTATAAGAAAGCCTTATCCATTGCACTAGGGCTTTGGTTAATAGTATTTATACTAAGTAATTCTGGGAAGAAGTGGTTCATTGCTATATAAGGTAAAGCCATTCCTGCTACAGTGAAAGCAATTCCTCCTGTCTGCTTTAGGGCGTCTATTACTTCTGACTTCTTCATCATTTTGATAATGTCATAGTATTGAGCGATTAATTGCTTATAACTATTCTTTGCTACTGCTTTCTGGGCTTTATCACCTAGGTAGTAATTGTCCTCTAGGATTTCGAAGCTGTTAGCAAGGGCATTAATCTTCTTTACGAGTTTATCTATCTCTTGATACTGTTCCTTGCTATCTTTAATCTTTATTGATTTCTTTTCTAATTTAAGTGCTAATTTGTATAAGCGTGGGGATATTTTAAAATACTTAATGCCCTCTTCAATTACTTGTTCTTGTTTGGTTTGAAAAGGGCACTTCTTTTCTTCGCTGAGACAATTTAAAGCATTATCAACAATCTTTTCATCTATAAGTTTCATAATTATAAAATAATTGATTCGATATTTCCTGTCTCTTCTGCGATAAGGTTTCTAAATTCTACATTGTTTGTAGGCTTCATTACTACTGAGTCGTCAAGGTAGTTTTCCACAAAGAACTTTGCTGTTGCTACTGCCTTTGCTGTTGCTACTTTAGGGAGTTGTACATAATCTCCTCTCTTATTAGACTTAGCGATAATCTTATTGCAGTCCTCTATGATAGATGCTGCCTGAAGCTTTCTGTAGTTAGGGCTCATAACGTCCTCGTTATAAAGTCTGTTCTCTACATTATCAAGTTTATTGCAAATGTGATCGAATACCTTTTCTACGTCCTCTGTAAGAGTAGTACCCTTAAAGATAGATTTAATTCTTCCAGATGCGTGGAAAATCTTTGTATCCTCGTCGTAATTATGTTTTATGTCTTCACAAATTTTACGGAACTCACACTGCTCTTTTCCATACTGAGCTTCATCAAATAAGTCCTGAAGTGTTGCCATATATATTCTCCTAATATATTTTAACTTATTATTTTTTAATCGAAGAACCTCCCTGAGAAAAAATAGACCATTTTTTGGGAGTTGTGCTCTAAAAAAAGAAAGCCGCATTTAGCGGCTTTAAATATTAAAGATTGTCTGCGAATATCTTTCTAAGGTTTGTTCTAGCCTTATTAGTATCCTCTAGAAGTTCACTTTCATACATAGTATTTGTAACTGCTGCTTGGCAAGAAGGCTGTCCTACAACGTCAATACTAATAATCTTAAGTCCTGGGCAAACTTCAACAACTGGTCTTTTTCCTGCTGTTGCTCTTACGGCTTCAGTAAGAAGTGGGCCATTGTAAGGTTTAACCCTTCCAGAACATCTAGTAGAGAAACAGATTTTAAATCCAGACTTAGCAAGTCCTTCTACTACTTTTCCTGCTTCAGTAAGAGTAGGGATTGCTTTTCCTTCGATTCTCTTTTCAGCTTCATTCCAAGTAAGTTCTGGGAATGTAACTGCTATTCTCTCAAGGTGAACTTTTGGATCACTTGCGTGCTCCAATTCACCAAACACTGGTTGTCCTGATTTCTTTGCTGCATCAATAGCATTAAGACAAGCTTCTCTTAGAACTGCTTCTGGGTAAATTCTAAGGTTTCTATTTATTTTATTCGCTTCAGACAAGATTCCTCTGAAACAGATTTGTTTCTTGCCGTCTCTTATTTCCTCTTCTGCTAATATGCTAAATTCGTCAGTGAACTCTTCGTTGATTAAATCGTCCATATTATCGTACCTCTATATATTATCTTTTAGATTCTTATATTCTCAACTGCAGTGAATGTCTCGTTTTCAAAGTTCGAGATTGCTCCAGGATGACTTGCTACCAATAAGAAGCCAGTACCAGAGCCTCCACCAATTGTTACCTTTCCGTTTGCTCCAGGGTTTATGGAGATATTACCAGAAGAAGTGATATCTATTGTATCATTTGCTCCTCCTGCCTCGTCCTTATGAATTGAAATACTAGACTCTACACTACTTGCATTTCTTTTAAGAACTAAGTCTATTCTTCCTTCTCCATTATTTATATCCTGAGTCATTCCTAATTGGGCGTTGAACTTATCATTAGCGTGATAAACAATCAAATCCTCTGGGGTTGCTTCGAATTTGTTTGTTATTTTTCCCGCTGTGTTTGTTAAAGAACAGTTTCCTTTGGTGTCTAGTACTAATTTAGAATTATATTCCTCGTCTTCTCCAGTCTTATCAAAGGATACTACTACTCCGTCGGTGTTATTGATTGATATCTTTGCTGTTCCTACCTGCTCACCATCTTCACCATAAATCTCGTGGATTATAAATACTCTTGATTTATCTACTACTGCAAGATTGTAAGTTTGTGCTTTCTTCCAGTCTAATGTTTCCTTACTTTGTTCGTAGTCTATTTCTCCACTGTCGTCTCTTGCTATGCTAGTTTCCTTCTGCTTAAATATAAACGTATGGTTAGCATTTTCTGGTACATCTAGATTAGGGGAGTCCATAGAGTTCATAAGGTTTTGCTCTTCTTCTGAGTTCTCTTTTAAAAACCTATCATTTGGTGCTAGAACCTGATTAGCCAATGGGCCATTAACTGGGTCTGTTTGAATTAAGGCGCCCATCCATACATATCTTGGTGTAGAGCCTGCTACTGGTATTTCTGCTACAAGTCCTCTAGTATTTGGTTGTGGCAAATAGAATACTCCAGCATCAAACGCTCCGCCCATACAGGTAGACAATTCAGCATAAGAGTCTGTTTCTATAATATCTGTTTCATCTGTATCTGGGTCTGTAATCTTAAAGCCAGAAAAATCTTCTATGGATTCTTGTGGGTTAATAGACATATCCTTTAAGAACTCTAGTTGTCCAACTCCTTTAGAAATCCTAACCTTAATTCTTCCAGTCTTCCAAAAGCATTGATTATCAATAACCAAACATTCGTATATCATCTTTTCTCCTTACTTATTTGCTGTTAATTTTATAAATGCATCTTCTGTAGGTATTAATATTTCTCTTCCTAAGTAATAATCTTCTATGCCTTGAGTGAAGTTATTAGCCAAGGAAATAGCCCAAGACATTCTTTCATCTCCAAGGTAGTAGGCTGCAACCTTATCTGGCCTATACTCCATACCAACCATTACCTGGCCCTTAGTAGAGTTCTCTCTAAGTATCTTAATATTCTCAGCCGAGAAGAATCCTTTAATATCTGTATCTAATTCCTTGTTATAGATTTTGTCTATAAAATCATTCTTTTTCATTACTTCTTCTCCTCTTTACTTGTACTTGAACCACTGAGTTTGTCGTAATTCTTTAAGGCTTGTTCATTTGTGGCCTTAGAAAGGTCTGCACTTATCTCGTTAAAGTAAGCCTCTTTTTTCTCAAGCTGCCAAATCAATCCATGATCTGCCTCATTAGTATCTTCTTCGTCATAATCCATTCTTTCATCTGGGAAGTGAACAAGTTTTAAAGTATACTCATCGTTTGTTTTATAGCAAAAGAGTTTATCTGTGTTATTGTCACTCTTACCAATATCAAATACACCGTCTTTTTTTGGAACAGCGTCAGCAAAAGAGTTCGGACTTACGGCTTGATTATCTTTTTTATACAAATCATTTGCCTTGTTGTCTTTTCCGTTTACGCTTGAGAATTTAAAGTAAGTGTCTATTGTTTCTACTATCTTTTCTTTCTTATAGTTTTGATCTATAGCCTTTAGCTGTTTTTCAAATTTTTGAGAATTTGTATCTAACAATGTAATTATACAATTTTCTGTTTCTTCTTTTAGCTCCCCAACTAATGTAAATCCATTAACATCTAGCATTGAAGAATCATTAAAAACAACTTCTTCAACTTCTACAGTTTTAATTTCTGCAGAATATGAATCATTTGCCAAAGCAGTGAAAGCCTTATAACCATTATTGTATATTTCTTCAATACCAGCCATAACATCTTTAACGCCCATAATTGGCTCAGTTTTTTTAAAGTCATAATCGTAAATCTGTAGTTTTTCAGTCTTTCCGTCTATAGTAGTATATTCAAATTCTTCAAGTGCAAGTTCTGTATGTTTTTGAATACTTACAAATTGGAAGCCTTCACATATTTGAGGAAGCTGGAATACTACATTTTTTTTACCTTTAGTTTCTTCTTTAAGAATGTTAAAATCACCACCAGAAACTATAGTCTGTGCATTATTAAGAACTAATTCTTTAAGTTTAGAAATTCTCTTAAATGGCCAAGTTTTAGAGATTTGTTCTCTAAAATCTTTAGCGATTTTTTCTGGCTTTATATTGTAGTTAAGCTGTTCATAACAACTTTTAACAGGATGCATCCATCCAGTTTTTTGGTATCTACATTTAACATAAACTTTTTCAGCGTCTTTATTGCCAAGAAATTTATACAAGGCCTCAAGTGTAGTAATCTGTTTAAATTTTTTACCTTTGGCAGTGTTAGCATCTGGTTTGTTATAGCCACTGTTTATTATTTCCCATTTGTCTTCTTTGTCGACTTCTATATCGTTAATATATTTTTTAACAGCGTCATCTACTTCTTTCTTGACTCTATCAAGATCGCCTTTAAAAGATCTTTTATCTGTGCCTGTACCTGTACCGATATAATAATCATATATTTCTTGGGCGTTATTAAAAGTAATATCGCAGTTGTCATTTAGTGGAAAATTTATTTTTATATCTTCTAATTTAGGAGATTCATGATCTAATTGATCTTGCTTTTTTCTTAAAACTTCTAAAGCGTTAGATAATCTATCTAGATATATAACAGCTTCAGACATGTTCATGACTGTTGGCACTTTTTTGTTAAATACTTGAATTTTTTCTTTATCTTTACTTATTTTAGGATAGTATATATCTGTAACAGTATCTTTAATATCTATTTCGGTTGGCTGTGATGATTTACATTCTATATTGCCAGATTTACAAACACATATATTACTAAAGTTTATAGGCATGTCTTTAATATATTCAAACATGTTACTACTTTTTTCATTAAGTACAACTCTTTGTGGGTTATCAATATCTGTTATTTCTTTTAAGAATGAAAACGATCCAGTTCTTGAATTATATTCATAAATCTTCGAAGGATTTGAAATATCATTTGTTGAGCCTGGCTTTATAATTTTTTTAGTGTTTGCTAAAGCATAAAGTCTAAAGAGATTATAAGTAATATCGTAATAAAGATTTAATTTTTCACGACCAGTTACCATTTTGCCTTCTAGTTCTTGTCTACTAGCAGCTAAGATATCTGTAGTCTTTTGATACATATCAGTTTTGCTAGCCTCGCCGCTTAAGTAAGAAGTAACAGTGTTTTGATTATTAGCCAACTGTTGTTTAAACATCCAAGCATCATAGTAAGCCTTAAAGTCTGGAACTAAGTCTAAGAAGTTTTCAGTTACTTCTGTAAGTTGTAGAGTAGCCTTAAAGCCTTTCTTTCTTGTATAACCAGCGTAACCTTGAGCGCCTTTTTCATTATCTGCGCCAGTAGTCAAATGATACATTGGGTTTGACTTACCAGCACCAGGTGTATATTTACGTCCATATAGAGATGGGAATATTAAATCTGCGTCTTGTGCTACTTTATCTATCTGTACAGATGTAACTATATACTTTTTATATCTATTACTATCTATAGTTCCATTTGGAGTATTGTGTAAAGCAGTAGAGTAAGCAAGGTAATTACCACCTACATTGTTTGAGAGAACTTTGCCTTCGCCGCCTTCAAGGTCTTTGATACCGTTAGGGTATTTAAATAAATCGCCAATCTTATCCATATCTTGGCCCAAATCGTTTTCAAGATGTAATTCTACCAATGGTGGCTTAATTAAATAATCGCCAGAAACATAATCTGCGAATACTAACGAACGGAGTTTAAGTTCTATTTCTTCTATCTTATTATTAGACCAGAAATACTGCCAAGAGTCTGTAGAGTATTGCTTACCCATCTTCTCTATATCTTCATCTGATAATACATCTGGGGCTAGGGCGATATATGTAAGTGTTATATTCAATGTAGGTAGTTGTGTGCCTGTGAATATATGGAACTGTCCCAATCTTCCAAGAAGTGTTTCAGACGCATAGTTAGCGGTTGTAGCACTTTCAGAGATTTCAGGGTTAAATTCAAATGGAATATCAAAGAATCTAAAGCCTTTCTTTTCTTCTGTTTTATCTGTATGATAATCATAGAAAGGTCTTATATATAGATATCCTAAGTGCTTGTTAAATGTATTTCTGTTTCTTAAGAATGTAACAAGTTGCATCTGTTCAGTAGTTAAATCCTTTGTAGAGAATGGGGATTTGTCCTTCTTCCATTTATACAAGCCGTCAGCGGCAGAATATTCAAATGAATAGTTCTCCGTCTTCTTTGTTATAATACCATCTCCATCTGTAGCGCCGCCAAACCACTTAGGCTTTTTTCTTTCTTTTTCTGCTGCTATCTTTTCTCTAGTTCTAATTCTGGCAGCTTCTACTGGGTTATTTTTTCCTTCATACGAACCATTATAATAGTTCTCAGTTCTTCCTGTTATGTTTTCCACCATACCGTCAGAACGGTGGGCTTTGATTCTAATTCCTGGCTTTCCAGTATACATTGTATCTTTTGTAGTAGTACCAAGAACTGCTATCTCATCAAGATCTGCTTGCCAAGAAGCGTCGCCAGCATCTCCTCCTCCAGCTCCGAAAGAACCACCTATTTGTGCTATAGTGTTTACATTGCTTCCGCCTGCTAACATATTAAGGGCATCTCCGCCAAGAGTAGCCCAAGCGTTTCCTGTTCCAAAACCTCCAGAGGCTACAGAAGTAGATTTACCTAGTTCTCCTCTAAAGTCATCTTTCATATTATTAGCGGCATTGTGTTTTTGGTTTAAAAATGGTGTTTCGTACCAGTCTGAAGTATGTATAGTTTTAGCGTTATCATTCTTCCACTGCTGGAGCTTAGTCATATTTCTATCGAATTCTGTAAGCTCTACCTCTGAAGGATCGAATATCTCTTTTATGTCTTTGATAGCGTCGCCAATACCAAAAGCAGAAGTAAGCATTTTGGTACCTTCTGCTTTAAGGTTTCCTACTATATCATTAGCGTTTGGCTCATTATCCTGGTGGTCGTCTCCTCCCATCTTTGAGGTTCTTCTAGTCATTAAAGTAGGTGATACATCTTTTGCCTCATCTAGATTAATCCTTACAATATTCTGTTCTTCTGAACGCTTTGATTCAAGCGCTACGTTATCCTTTGCTAAATGTCCTATAGCGGCAGCATTCTGGGCGTCTTTATCCCCTTCAAGTCTTACGTCATTAACGCCCGTATAGTCGATATTTCTATCATTCATTTTGTCTGCTGTCAGATAAACGTCTTTACCATCTTCCTTTATGGTAGTTTGGGCGCTTGTAGTCTTTCTATATCTATCGTCTTGGATTTTAGCAGTTTGAGTATTTCCGTTTTCGTCTGTAAATGTATAAGTATCACCTTTGTGATCTTTAACAAATCTTTCTGGAGACATAGAATTAATAGTTAATTCTATCTCTTTATTATCTAGAACCTTAATTTTCATAAGATTAACTTTCTAGAAATTACTCGTCTGGGTTAGCCCTATCAGTATCAGAAACCCCAGTAGGATTTCCTATCTTTTGTGGTGCTGCATTTAACGCATTAGACTGTGAGAATAGTGCTGTCAGATTATTAACGGCTGCTATAAGTTCATTAAATAATGTTGGCAAATCTTTTGCAGAAGTTCCTGTCAAGAAATCTCTTAACTTCTTAGAGTCCTTTCTGTCTTTAGCGTTTTCCTGCTCTTTTACTGTATCATCTGCTGTTTTCTTTTCAGATACAGTCTGAGTAGTAGAAGATACTTCTGGGGATGCAGCAGTTGATGTAGATGCTCTTTCAGATACTACAGCCTGGCCTCCTTGCACTGTAAGAGCCATTGGTTTACTTTCGTCTTTTTCCTTTTCTTTTACAGTGCTTGTAAAATCCTCTGTAGAGTTTGCTATCTTATCTGCAGCATTAATTAATGCCTTTTGAGTATTTTCTCCAGTTGCTGCTTCTAGGGCGTCTGCTGTTCCTTTAAGTGCTCCTCCAATACCAGGAATATTCTCACAAAGTCTGAGAATTCCAATAACTGGTTTAAGCAAGAAGTTTAATACTTTCAAGCCAGTAGCAAGAAGTTTAAGAACTGGTGGGAATAACTGCTTTACAATAATATTCATTAAGTCAGAGATTATTGGCATTATTACTTCCATTACTGGCTCTAGATCTTTCATTAAGTTGTCAATCATAGTCTCAAATTTGTCTCTAAACTTGTCGACAAACTTACCTACTATAGCCATAACAATAGCCATAGGACCAAGAGTCTTAGCAATGCCTTTAACTGCTCCAAATGTAGCTTCTCCTGCTTTCTTACCAGCAATCTTTGCTGCTCCTCTTACGAGTCCTACCTTTCCTTTTTTGTTTGCTATTCTTTCTTTATTGATTTCTGCTACAGCGTCTCTCCAGCCCTTCATAAACTTAGAGTTTTCCCAAGTCGTTACGATTCTTGTCTTAATACCTTTAGCAAGTGGTGCAAGTCTACCAGCAAGGTTCTTTGCTTTAGCAATTTCTTCTTCTTTTATAATCTCTGGAGATTTAATTTTACCTATTTCTTCTACAGTGTTTTTTATTCTTGCAGCATATTTATTTTGTAATTCATATGCCTTATTTAAATCTTGTAGCCCTTCTATTCCTTTTTTTCTTTTATCGTTTTGCTCCTCTATTGCTTTTATGCTTTTTTGAGCATTCTCTATAGCCGCTTTATCTCCTCTTTGTGCTGCTTCAACTATTATTTTTTGTTCTTCGGCTATTCTTTTTTGAGTTTCTAAATCTTGTTGAGCAAATATTACTTCTTTTGCTTTTTGTAATGCTATTTGCTTTTGCTGTTCTGCTGCTGCTTTAAATGCTGCTTCTTGTATACTGTTATTTGCTGCTTTGGCTTTACTTGCTTGCTCTTCTAACTCCTGTTGCTTTGCCAAAGCGGCTACTTGTTCCTGCTGAAGTTTTGAAACATCGTCATTAATACTCTTAGATTTTTCATCAAGAGCGTTTTTAATTTCTTGGTAATTAGTGTATGCCTTTAAAGCTTCATAATCTTTTACAGACATATCTAAGGCTAGTCTTTTCTTTTCCTCTAGTTCTTTTTCTGCAGCTAGATTAGCCTCAACCGCTGCTGCTGCCATTTTTAGAAATTTGGTTTGCTGTACTGTAAGATCTGGAAGTGATTTCTGTATTGCTTCTACATCTATGAGTCTATCCTCTGTTTCTTTGACTTCTATATTTAAATCAGTCAGTTGCTTTTTCCAGTTTTCATTTTCAGCAGTTATTTTATTCATCTGCTCTTGATAAAGTCCTGCTAGGTTATCCACACCTGCATTGGCAAACTCTGCCAGAAAACCTTTACCGATAGACTGTGCTGCTCTTTCAAATACTGCTTCAGATTTTGTTGTGAAATCATTAAATGGATTGTGCTCTGCTAATACTGCCGTAAATGCACTAAGCCAATTCTTAGCCCCAGTCTTTGCTACTAATGCTACTTCCTCTCCAGTCTTCTTAACTGTGGTAGATATAGCCTCTCCTACTGCTTCTGTGAATACAGAGGCTTGCTTTTCTGTGTGACTAAACAGTTCTCCGAATGCTTTTACGGCTTTACTTATAATAACTGGAAGTAATACTCCTATCATTCCTATAACAACTGGGCCTAATTTACGAATACGTCCTTCTACGCTATTAAAGAATCTCTTTACGCTAAGTTCTATACCCTCAGTTTTCTTTGTCATTTCGTCAAGAGCCTCAAGTGCGCCTTCTTCACCAACTTCTACTTGACCAACATCAACTTCTGGGGCTTCAAGTTTAGACATTTTAACCGCTTCAGTGTATGACATTCCCATAGACTGTGCTAACTGCTTACCAGCGATTGGGCCCATATCAGCAATCTTTTGTCCGAGTTCTTTTAATTGATCTTGACTTATATCTATATTACCCTCTAAGGCATCTTGCATAGAGATACCTAGCTGGCTATAAAGCATTATATTGTCTTCTATTCTATCTGGGTCTGTTAATTTCTCTACAAGGGCTGCAGCATCTTCAGCGCTAATACCTACCTTCTCCATAGAAGAAGCAAGTAATACTGTGCTAGTAGCCATCTTCTTAATTTCGGCTTCTGTCTTTCCGAATGCTGCCATCTTTTCTGCTGCTTTCTGAACAGTATCTACTACTGCAGTCATACCTGCTCTAGAAAGTCCTACTGCTTGCTGTGCCTTAGTCATTGAGGCCATTGTAGCGGTTATCGCCTTCTGAGACATTCCTGCTGCTTTTGAAAGGTGGTCTGAGAATTGTACAAGGTTAGACGCACTCTCGCCAGTCGCGCGAGACATAAGATTAATAGACGCTGCTGTTTCTGCTACATTATCTACATAGTGTCTTTCTGTTAATTCATTTACAAGTTCTGCTGCTTCCTGATATGCTGCTCCGAAATTCTTCTGAAGGTCGTTTACTGCTCCCTTCATTGTCTTAACGCCTTCAACACCCATACCCATTCTGATTGCTGTCTGGTGTGTTATAGTGTCTAATTTAATTGCGTCTTTAATAATATGTGCTGAATAACCAGTAATTCCTCCAAAGAATGTAGCGCTAAGGCCATTAGCAAGATTACCAACAAGATTACCAACACTTTCTTCAATAGATTTAACCATTTTGATTGTTTTAGGTAAGGCCTTGTTAATATCTTTCTGATGGCTACTCATATTCTTAAATGAGTTTTCACTTTTGAGAAGGTCTTTATTTGTTTTTTGAAGTAATTTTGTGAAGTCTTTTAAAGCACTTGTTAAATTACTAAGTTCCTCAGCGGAAATGTCTTCTGGTGGCATATTATTAACTTAGATTATTTTTCACCAAGCACTGTTTTAGTGATTCCAGGGTATCTCATTACTTCCATAGTTGTTGTATAACCAGAAGAGTTTATTTGGTGTGTTATCTTTCCTACTACATAAATACCTGATAGTGTAGATTTAACACCTAGATCTTGATTTGAACCCCAACTTTGTCCTTCCTGCTGTAAAGAAATATCTATGTATATTGGCAAAGTATATGGAGATACAACTCCTGAGAATCTAAGTGATGGATCTCCAAGAACTGTTATACTTCCTTTATTAACAGCCTGCAGCATTACTGTGCTTATACGTTTTAAATCATCTTCATTTGCTACGTTTCTTACGATAAGCGGTGAACTAGCAAAGTCTTTAACTGACAAATGTGTTTCTGCTTTTGCTGATGTTTCTTCTTCAGTACCTGGGGTTCCATATCCTTTCTTAAGAATACCTACTGCTCTACCAGCGTCATCAAAAGATACCGTAGTTCTTTGAGCACTTGAAAGCATTGCGAACTCTGAAGCGCTTGAAATACTCAAAGACTTAACTGCAGTTGCATCTCTATTGCCAGTACCCCAACAGTATTTTCTTATTTTGTGGAATCTAAACGGCTTCTTATAGAATAAACCTACAATAGGTGCTCCTTTTACATATCCAACCACATCCCAAGAAAGTGGGTATGTAGGTGCTTCTGCTTCCAAATCTGCTACTTGTTCATTTCCTTCAGCGTCTACATATTTAGCCTGATTAGCAACTTCTGCCTCTTTAGCATTATTAGCTGCTTTTTGCTGATTCTTGTTTTTAACTTCCTGTTCATAATCGTGAAATGGCTTACACTGGGAACAGAATTCATTAAGTAAAGAAGAAATAGATTTGTATTTAATCTTTCCTACTGAATCCACAGTACCCAAAGTAAGAGTTATTTCGTTTTTTAGTTTTCCTGCTTCAAGCGTTGCTATTGTTTTATTTAAATCTTGAACATTTTTTGTAAGCGCTTTAATATCTTTAGTTATTTTAACTGCGAGCTTTTTTCTATTATTTGCATTTTCTATATTATTTGAGTCTATTAATTGTTCGAAGTAAGAATCATTATCTTTACCTCTATCTGATTCAGATTTAAAATAATTAACATCAGTTCCGCCATATCTTCCAGTAGCACCTTTTTGGCTAGAAGGGAAGTCTGAACTTTCCATAAAATCAAATTTTATTCTCTTAGTATCTCCAGAACCCATGCCATTAAAAGCGGCCCAAGTTTTACTTAGTTGATCTTTAAGTGGCAAACTACTCCAATCTTCTTTTGAACCACCATAATTTCCATAACCACCGATGTATTCACAACGAGATTTATAAGCGGATACAAATTCGTTTCCAAGATTTAAATTGCTTAAACCAGAACTTCCAGACACTCCTTTGTCTTTGAATTTGTAATTATATGTATAGTGTTCACCATATTCATTGTCATAAACAGTAACATACTCTTGGTCTGTGCTTATATTACTTACGTCTAATATTTCGCTATCATTCCAAAGAACCATTGGATTTGTTTTTTCATCTACTGTGACTACTTTTTTCCACAATTCCTTAAATTGCTC